TATCAGTAAGGATATGTCGGATTACAACACCCTTGTCACGTTCAATCTGCCATTGCTGACGTTCAGTGTAAATACGCTTTAATTCAGCTTCCATAGCATTAAAGGCTTCTATGTATTCCAGTTTCCACTTCAATGCCTTTTCTCCTGTAAAGCCCATCGCCAATAAAGAAAATCCGTCACGATTCATAATGAACATTGGATATTTCTTCCCACGGCTCTCATACACTGTTTCATCAAAAAATTTGGCGGCGGATTTTTCCGCCATGAGATTTCTGATTGCTTCCAACACGTCTTTGTGGTTCTTCTCAAATTTCTCTGCCACCTTCAGGCTTGTTGTTGTCAACTGCTCCTCATTTCTTTTTCCTGTGATTTCTACCAACATAAAATCTACCTCCTATAGCTTTATTTTTTGGCACAAAAAAGACAGCCACATTTGACTGCCTGTAATTCAAAATTTAATTTTCTTTCGCACGCTTCTTAAGCGCATACACTACATTATTCAGTGACTTTGCAATTCCAACGACAGAATAGTCCGCCGAAGTTTCATTGACTGTTCCGTCCGCATTGTAGGTCGGTTCCGTCTCAAACCAAATCAGCGAAGTCTCTGAAATTGGCAAATCCATATCACTTGTGGAAATGGTCTTGGTATAGTCCAAAGAAACACCGAATACTTCTTCCTGTGCTGTGCCTTTTCCTGCGGAAATGTTGGCATAAAAAGAGACAGGGTTGTTATACCCTGCCCGCTCGCATTTGATTCTCGGAATCTGTTCGCCGTCGATTTCATCATAGATGATGTTTCCGTCTGTATCTCTGTAATATTCAATTATCTGTTCAGAATAAGTCGCATAATATATCTTCTGTTGATTCTTCTTGCAATCTCTCATAAACACTCTGCCCTCCACCGCCAATGAGTGCCACCCTGCAACGATTCTGCCAACGTCGGCAAAATCGCCACGCACAATCTTCTTTACGGAGTACCACAAAATGCAGTGATACCGATAAAACATTCTTTTCTATCTTTCCAAACACGGGAAGTTCCGTTCTCAGAATGACTTGTCTGCCCTTCTCCACCGACTTGGTTAAAATCATACAACGCAAGTTCTCTGATATTGGAATAGAAATTCTCCATATCCTTATCAATGAACTCTTGCGTATGGCAAGACTGGTAGTTCCGAGTACGCTTCACTTCCCTATACGCGTTCTTTACTTTTGAGGTCAGAACCGCCACATCGGATTCATCTTTCAGACCTAATTCAGTTTTCAAATCTTCCAAGATTTCCTCAATCAGCGGTTCCATACCTCATAATCTCCTTACGCTTCCTTTGGCTTTCTTCCACGCTTCGGCTTGTCCTGCTCTTCCAGTTCTTCTCCTGCCTGTTCCTGCAACTGTTCAACCTCTTCTGCGGATACAGTGCCTACAACATTTCCATCCTCGTCATAGGCATTTACACTTCCATCCGCATTGGTGTTCAATGCGCCATCAGGAACATTATCGGTCAATTCAGCATTGACGGAAGGAACGCCCGGAACTTCCATACCGGGCGTATACAAAACACCATTTTTCTTTACTGCATAACCGTATTTCATATTCTACCTCCTACGCAACCTTCATTACGAAAACACTGTCCATGTTCTCGTAGGAAGGAAGAACAATTTCAGATACCACACAATGAGTATTTACGGGATGCTCTGTGGTATATGTGTAGATAGAAACACCGGTATTCACGATGGACAGAGTTCCTGTATCAAGATTTCCGCTTCTTTCCTCTGGAGTTGTGCCGTACCACACAGTACCAAGCATATTAACATTGCCTGCAATCGCAGTCACAACACCATCCGGGATAAAGGTCTTGCTATCTCCAGCCTCGTTCACATACAGTTTGTTGTAAACAAGAATCTGGATTTTATAGTTATCCAGAAGAAACGCCTTAACATCCTTCTCTTTAATGGAAATTCCTGCATTGTAGGCAGTAATTCCAAGTACCTGCTTCTTTGTATCTTCAGCATTTACACATCTCTTCCAAGTCTTCTGATTCATCACATAGGTAGTTAATTCCTCTCCGTGATTAGTGCGATGGAGTTCCTGCGCATCTACCATGTCCTGAATAGGTGTAGCCGTTGCAGGATTGCTCCACAAACTGTCTCCTTCAAGTTCAAGGTAATTCTTTGCTTTATACTCTGCACCGTTGTCACTGGTATAATCAACATCATAAGTAGAACCACCATCAACAGTAATGGTAATTCTTGGAATACCATCTGCCGGTGCCATAAGCTGCCAAATCATACGCTCTGGTACAACATCCGCACCAAGAACCAAATCCATAGGATTTTTCATAATCTCCTTAAGTACCTGCTGTGCATAAGCAGAATTGTCGGATTCCAAATACTTCATGTACTCCTGCTCATCTTCCTCTGTAACCATATATGATTCACGGAAGAAAGGCATGGAGTTCTTAATTTCCTTGAAGCCGATTGCATCTCTCAGAGGTGCCTTTGCATCGAAATTAGACGCCTTCAACGCCACAGGAAGACCTCTTCTGCCCTTAATGAACTTAAGGTCAAGTCCAAGCTTCTTATCTGTACCGAAGAAAGAACGACCCAAATAAGGGGCAATTCCAAGTGACTGCACATAATTGTTCCATACCACGCCCAACGCTCTGGCGGTAAATGCTTTTCCTAAAGGTAATACTGCCATAATCTCTCTACCTCACTTTCTTAATCAAAAAAGGTAACTCTTGGTGTAGCAGCCTTTGCTTCTGCACTCACGGTTACTCCTGCTTCAGTCAGTTTCTTGTTATCAATGGAGCCTTCAAAAATGTAGGTTCCAGGAGCATCTCCCTGCGTCACATCTACATCATGCAGCAAATACCCCTTACAGGTTGAATCATCTGCCGGGAACGGGGTTCCTGCCTTAACAATCTTCATGCCATTAGTGTCTGCTGCAACACCTGTTTCCGGCACAACACACGCCGCTCCTTTGAAATCAAAATACTTCAAAATTGTCTTTCCCTGCGTAAATTCATTTACAATAGGTTTTCCCATGATTATTTACCTCCTCTTTTACTTGTAATAATCTCTTGCGGTCTGAGCGTCCTTGCCAACACCGCCAAAAGTGATATTCTCAATATTCTTCACATCATCTGTTTTTTCATCTTCTCCACCAGAGCCGCCTTTACCTCCCGGTGTCTGTGTCCCGTCCATCAACTCTTCCTTGGTTTTCTGAACAGCAGCTTCCTTCTGCTTTGTAAGCATATTGGCAAGGTTTGTAGCAAGAGCCTTTGATGCTTCTGCATCCTCACTCACAAGACCGTCAATCAGGTCTTTGTAGTCTTCCTCTGTCAATCCTGCTGCCACAAGAATTTTCTCCACATCAAGTCGATTAGACTTCTTGGCGAATTCAGCCTTAGATGCTACCGCATCAGCCAATGCCTTCTGAATTTTTTCTTCATCAGTCAAACCTGCCTCCTGCAACTTCTTATAAGCCGCCGAATCTTCCTTCAACTGTTTCAGCTCCTTCGGGTCAACATTATTCTTCTTTGCACCTTCAATATCGATGCCGTTGATATCCAGAATTGATTTAATCTGCTCATCTGTAGCATCAGGGAATTGCTTTTTTACGTCTTCTCTAGTCATTTTTCTTTCTCCTTCTTATCGAAACATACACTTTTTCAACACGGTGTGCTCCGCCTAGTTTCTGCCGTCTAACGCTCGGGCCTGCAAAATAAAAGAACCGCTTCTAACGAAATGTGACTCCGCTTGAAGTGGTTCTGTTTTTCATTGATACATGATTCACGGGTACAAACACAATGATTCCAGTCTTTGTGTTAAACGTATTCTTTCCGCCGCAACCTATCCTCGTACATTTGACTTCTCCAACGCCATCAAACTTCCCTAGTAATTTTCCGCAACCTTTACAGCGTACCTCAACCATCTCCACCACCACCTTTCGATGACGCCATTGACAATTCCATCTGCCTTGTATGTTCAGCATCTAATTCCGCTTGCTTTTCTTGTGCGGTTTTATACAAGGCATCAAGATAAGGTTTTGACTGGGTGTATACTTTTTCCGGGTCTCCCCACAGGTCACAAGTCTGAATGGCAATCTTCGGATTTATGCCTTTTTCCAAAAGATAAATAAGTGCCTGCGCTTTCACAAGCATATTATCAGTCTTATTCCTGGTAATCTTTATGTCGATATCTGCTATCGTCAAATCAGAGGAAATTTTCTGCTTTGTCTTAAGGATATTCAGCACAACCTTAAGGAACTCTCGCTCTGACCGTTTTGTTACCGGCTCATCAATCTTTGCTCTCTGCTCTGCAAAATCCCAACCATTACGAAGGTAAACAGCTTGTCC